CTCAGACTGGCCCGGTTGCGGGTAAATGTTTTGGGTGATCGCGACCCCGGCGAGCTTGTCGTTGGCGGTGATGTTGCCGTTGTTCTTCGGTGTGAACAGTTCCGGGCCACGCTCACCGACCAGGTAGGTAGTGCCTGCGTAGACAGGTCCGCCCATCGCCTTGCCTGGCAAGGTCAGACCGATACCGGCGGCAGCCGCACCCAAATCACCGGTCACGCCCGTGACCGATAAGGAGGCTTTCAGGGCAGCGACTCTCTGAATCGCCGTATTAATCCACCCGATCAGGGTGGCTATACCGTTGATGAGCGGCTGAATGAGATGGTCATACACCCACGTGAAGCCGGTCGCAATCCCATTCCACAGCGTAGTGAAGAACCCGCTGATCGCGCCCCACCGGCTGATGATCAGCAGCGGGATGCCGAGAAACGGCATGAACACGACGAGGGCCAGAATAACCGCCGTCTGCCACGGGCCGCGGAGGAATTCGGCCACCTTTTCCCAGTTCTGCTTCAGCAGGATGATACCGATAACCAGCGCGGCAATAGCTATGATCATCAACCCGACCGGGTTGGCTGCCATGACGGCGTTCACGGTAGCCTGTACGGCCGCGAGCGCTATCAACGCCGCTATCACGGCGCCTAGCACGATCAGCAGCGGACCCATCCAGTCGATGTTCTGCTTCACCCAGTGAAGCATCTGTTTAAACGCGTCAACCGTCCACAGCAGAGCCGGTATTAGCTTCTCGCTGGCGAATGTTGTTAGCGCGGTCATGACCGGGAGTAGCTGCTCCCCCAGCTTCGCTTTGGCGTCCTCGAACTGTGCGTTGGCGATCTTCTGCGAGTTCGCCAAACCATCACTCGTCCTAGCAAAGTCACCCGCCGCGCGAGCCCCGTCCTGCTGGACGATCGTCAACACGGCGTGCGCCTTCTCCGCCGCCGTCAACTGCGTAACCGACGTCTTATGCGACTCGGCAAGCGCGACCTGCTCGACGCGAGCGGCGGAAATATTCGGGATCAACTTCTGCAACGAGTCGTATTCGCCGCGGAACGCCGCCGACAGCCGCTCAACCACATCGTCTGTGCCGAGATTGTTGAACGACCCGAGATCCGCCGCCATCCGCACAATCTGCGTCGACATGTCCGCCGCCGCGTCGCCAGCGAAGCCAAGTTGCGCGAACATGTCACCGAAACCGGCGGCTGCCGCCAAAGCCTGCTGCTTCGACAATCCCATCTGCTTCGCGGCGGTCCCGGCCCACCGTTCGATCTCGGCGGCGTTGGTCCCGAAGATGATCCGCGACTTCGACAGTGTCTCGTTCAAGTCAGACGCCGCCTTGACGGAATCCTTAAGGAACTTTACGACCGCCAACCCGCCGAGCGAAACCCCCAGTGCAGCACCTGCGATCTTCGCCGCGGACGCGACCGCCCCAAACGTTTTAGATGTCTTATCGGCCTCTTTGGCTACGTTGCTGAAAACCCGTGAGGCTCTGTCGCGGGCGATGATGTCGAGGGTGACGTCAGACACGCGCGGGTTCCCCTCCCTATTTCTTTTGTTTAGCCTCAGCGGACTTGATAGCGAACAACGCCGCCCACTCGGTGAGTTCGGACGCGGGCATACGGTGCAGCATCTCCCCGACCGGGAGGCCCAACTCTAGGGCTAGCTCTAGATAGAATCGCCGCTCTCCGCGGCGTCGGAGTTTCCCGCCGCTTCCTCCGCTGCATCCTCAGACATGCCGTTCAGGCGCAGCGCCGCCAACCAAATTCTATTCAACGCGACAGCGGAACAGTTACCCAACGCGCCAACCTCATGCGCAGTGAACATCAACTCGCCGTCGTCACCGACAACGGATCTGGCGACGAGTTTCGCGCGCATGTTCGCCGAGTCCATAATGATCTCGGAGCCGCGCTGCTTCCGCAAAGACGCCTCGTACGCGTCCCGGTCATGCCCGGACATTTCCCGAATACGGACGGTGCCGCCCCACTCCGGAACGTCTACGTCCTCGGTTTTGCGGTCGTCCGCGGCGAGGATCGCCTCTTTACTGAGCAACATCACAACTCCCGTAAGTTGTTGAGTTTCCGGGCTGTCTCGTCGAGCGCCCGCCGTGCCGCCGCGGTAGCTTTCACAGCAGCGCCGTCCGTCGCCTTCCCAAAATACGGGTGCGACGCTTGATTCACCCACTCATCTGTCCCGAACACCGGATGCCGCCAACGCCCGCGCTTACCCTCCATCAGGGTTGGTAGCGCACGCTGCCCGGCGGGCATCTTCCCAGGGTTCACCCACACCTTCACGACCACGCCCGCGTTCGTGATGGCCACTTTGACTTGTGTCGCCTTCGCGATCGCGCGCCGCAAACCTGACCCGCCGCCACGCTGCTTCGACGGAATACCGAGCGCGTTCGATTTGACGTCCTTAGCGATCGGGTCCGCGATCTCCTTCAACTCACGCCGCAACGCAACCCGAAGTTGCTTCCCCTCCGTGCCGGCCGCTCTGAATCGGCGGGCGAGCTGCTTGAACTCGGCCTGTCCCGTGACCTCCAGATCCATCTAGGCGGGGACGGTCACGTTCCGCGCCGGAACCGACGTCACCACGAACGACACCGCCAGCACCGCCGGGTCGGCGTCACCCTGCGACGGCGACGTCGAATTCACCCTGACCGGCCACACGTCCATCTTCCGGGTCGACACGTCCCCTTCGAGCAGGATCACGATGAACCCGTTCAGATCATCCGTGAACAGCGTCCGCGCATCCGTCGAGTTAGACGACATGTACATGTTGATTTTCGGCGCCGGCAGCTTCACCCGACCGGGGATCTGCGAAACCACCCGCGACCCGTAATCAGGTGCATCGACAATGTCTGGTTCCAGCTCGAAACCCTCCACCGACATAAGATCGTCGGACAGGTCGGTTCCGGCGTTCAACTCGGACCGGGTGGGCGCCGCCTTGTTCGCGATCGTCGCCACCCAATAAAAGTCACGGATACCGGCCGGAATGTAGCGGGTTGCGGCAGTGATCGGGGTCGCGGGCATGGCTTTAGTTCTCCTTCTTCGGTTCGTGCTTGTCGACGACCTGTCGCCACCCTGACCGGGTGTAATGCTCAACCGACTCGGCGGCGACCGTGATCGGCTGCCCCGGCAGATCGGGATGCGAAAGGGTGACCGTCTCGAACGGCTGTTCAATCATCATGGGATCTCCTGCGTGTACGCGTCCACCAGGACGCCGAAACGGACACTGACCTTCACACCCGTCGAGCCGGGCACCTGCCACCACGAGAACTGGCCTATCTGTGCGCGCATCACCAGCCCGCCCAGCGTCTGATCGGTTGCGAGCGCCGACCCGAACGCCGCGAAAATCTGCGAGCACAACGCGCGCGCTGCCGCCGAGTCGTCGTTACCGGCCAGCACAACAACGGCACAGTTGACGGTGTACGTTTCCCGCTGCCGGGTCGCGTAGCCTTCGCCGGCCATGCCGCCTTCAACCGCGGCGATATCCTCGCCGGGTTGCGCGCCTATCGTGATCGCCTCAGTGCGCGAATTGTTGGCGACGATGGGCCCGTCGAACACGGCCACATCAGGGACAGTCGCCGCGACGTCAACGAGCGCGGGCAGCACGAGCAGCGCGGACGGCATCCACACCATCAGGCGAAACCGGGCAGCGCCGCGTAGCGGGAGTTGTTCATCAACGTGAACGCCCGCGACCGAAGGTCAGGCTCGTCCGCGTCGATCATCGAATCCAACGGCGCCGCCAAATCACCGACACCCCTGCGTGTCTCCCACAACCATTGAACGAGTAGCAGAACACACGAACGATGCACGGCAGGCACCGTGGCACGGCCAGCCGTGTACGCGACCGTCACCAGGTCACACCCGGACCAGTCGGAGAACCGGATAACACCCGACTCCGACCCGCCCGGAACCAACGTCAACACCGGATCAACCACCACCGGCACCGCCGTCGACACCGCCGTCACCGACTCCACGGACAGGACCGGCAGATGATTCAACACGAGCACACCGTTACGGGCCTGCACCGTCTCAACCACCGCGACCGGTGACGCGAACCCGAGCCGTGATTCGACCAGGTCCGACGCGCCCGCGATCCACTCGGCGATCTCAGCGTCAAAGTCGTCGTCCCCGATGTGCAGATGCGCCCGCACATCGGGGACTTCAACGATTGCCACGGGAGGTTACTTGCTCCGTGTGTGCGACCGGTTGACAGCCTTGTTCTCGGCGCTGTCCACCTGCTTCTTCTCGAACGCCTCGCGTGCTTTCGCGCGCTCAGCGAACGTGCCACCCATCAGGGACGGCGCTTCGACCGGGTCGCCCGGCTCAAGCGGCGTCGACTCATCCGGGTGGACATCAACCGGCTTACTAACAGCCATGATCTCGCCTTCCTACTCGGTCTGAACGGGTGTCACACGGCTGTAACGGTGCAGAACGCCTGGGGGTCGAGCACCGCGAACGCGGCACGCATTTCAGCGAGGATCGCGAGCAGGTTCCGGATGAAGAAGTCCGCGTGCTGATCGGAGACCAATACGCTGATCCCTTCCCGCTCCCACAGAATCGCTTGACGGAAGTCGCCCACGAGCGCCGTGTTCTGTGTCTGCGCCTCCGTGACGATCACCTGCAAACCCCACAGCTGATTCAACTGGTCCACCGAGGCGCGCGGGTCACCGATCAGGTAGTTGCCCTGCGAGTCTTTCGCGGTGAGGAACCCAGCCGAATACCAGTCGGACGGGTGCATGACGATCGCGTTGGGGCGGCGCCGACCGGTCACCCGGATAGCGGCGATAGCGTCAACGATCGCGTCAATGTCGGTGCCGGCGGAGCCGACCGTTTGAATACCGGACGTGGCGAGGATCCCGGTGAGGTTCTCGCCGGTGCCGTCGCCGGTCAGCATCTGCGCATCCAGTAACTCGTTAAGCCCATACCGCAGGAAGTTGTCGATCAGGGTACGGATCTGCCCGACGTCGGATACGGCCCGCTTCGTGACCGGCATCCAATGCGCAAGGGTCCTCACCGGGGCGGTAAGGGTCTCGTACGCGAGCGCGGATTCCGGCTTGTAACCGCCGCCAGCGTTCAACGTCAACGCGGCACCGGACGATGCTCCAGTGGTCGGCGCGGCCGACGACGTCGCCTCAGCAACCGCCGCGGCTGCGTTGGTCTTCGTTGTGGTACGCACGAAGTCGACGCTGTCCGACGTGGTAGAGCC